TTTTGATTCACTCGGTTATCAACGTCGAAGTGAGCACCAGAACCAGCATATAGAATTCTTGGCTTCTTCTTGTATGTGTCGTAGTTTGCCGAGATAGCCCTCTCATCATAAAAGTGACCCAACCAAAACTTAGGTGGTAAGTTTGGTATGATAGTGACATGTTTATGACCCGTTTTTTCCATGTAATATCGCTTCATGAAAGGGCATGTGACAGTAACTTCATCACATAAAGACATGATTTCTTGACAATTTTTTCTAATTTCTGGATCAGTGAAAGCTGGTTTATACTTATTGTACTCTGGAATATCTTCAGAAAATACAATATCATCAATTTCATATATAATTCGAAATCCAACTTGTTTAGACACTTCTTTTAAAAACTTAACAAATTGAAGCTGATGGCTAGTAGCTTGCCTTTGAATTCTCACAGCTTTAACGTTGACATAGTATCTAGGATCTAGGTTCATTACAGTCGAACCATGTACTGTGAAATGGTTAAATGCATTCAACAAATGCTCTGGCCAAATCATTCTCCAAAAACCACAACCACTATAGTCAGCATAATACTGCAAAACTCTAGGAATGTTTGCCTCTGGTGGGGTCATGTCCTCCTTCTTATTTTCAACCCTGATTGCTGGGTTGGGACTAGAAGCATTTCGTAAAAATGGAGATGTGATTAAATTATTAGGTAAGTGAATCATGTATTAATTAAATGTTGTTTTTTAAAAATCAAGTGTTTCGTGCTCTATTCTTTTGGTTATTCCGTTATTTTTTTCAAGAAATATCACTTCTCCGCTGGCAAGTTTAGAGCATTCTTTTCTGTGGGAAATTACATATATACCATATGAATACTTTTCTACAAAATCATTGAGTAATCTAACCACGTTTTCAACTCCAGCGGAATCTAGACTAGTATCTAAAAGTTCATCGTAAAATTGAACATTGTAATAAACGTTCGTTTGCATTTTTAACATATCAATGAATGCAAACATAACAGCGAGGTCAATGGCTTTTCTTTCTGCTCCACTATAATTAAAATACATAGTCGGTTTACCTCTTTCATTTTTAATATCCTCATCAAAATATTGATCAAAGGTTATAAGCGCATTGGAATTTAACTCTTTAAGATAAAAAGATATCTTGGAATTAAAAAGTGTAAGTATCTTCTTAATGACATAACTCTTAACACCCTCTTCTGAAAGAACAAATTTAACATTATCGAGAACCTTAAACTCCTTTTTCTTTTTCAAAATTTCGTTATCAAATTTCTTGTATCGTTCAAGTAAATCATCAACGCCTTTTTCTTCTTCTACCGAGGCTTTATTTAAGTCTTCTAGAAGAGATACTTCTTCACCCACTTCCTTTTCAATATATGATATCTTTTCCTCGTCATTTTTCTTCTGCTGGATGTTTAAATTATTCTTGTTCACATTATCATTCAAAGAATTAATACCTTTATCTATCAGCTCGACATTCTGTTTGAGTACCTTTAAAGAAGCTAATAATGAAATGCTGTGGTTATTTAATTTCTCAATTTCATCAGATATGTTTGCTTTTCTTTCATCAACATGTTTAATATCATCTTCAGTAATAGCCCTTAAACATATAGGGCATTCTTCTTTATCAGTACCTATTTTAGATAAATTATCTTTCAATATTTTTATTTTCGTTACTGTCTCAGTACTATCTTTAATAAATTCTTGAATCTTATCATTTTCTGAGCTTTTTTTAATTTTAAGTTTATCTATTTTTTTTATACTATCTGAATTATCATCTATTTTATATTTTGATATCTTCTCTTTCAGCTTTTCAAGTTGATGATTATAATTTGATATATTATCATTAATTATTTTTTTACGTTTTTCTCTTTCTTCTGAAATTTTAGAATTTTGATTGGTGATTATTTTTATAGAATTACCCAACTCCGTTTGTTTGCCTGCCAAAAATTCTATTTCTTTTTTGCTTTGATTGTAATTATCTTTCAAAGAAAGATTCATCTTAGAAAAAACGTCCAGATTAAAAATACCCTCGATAAATTTACGTTTATCGATTTTTTTCTGAGCCATGAACGGTATTGTTGAATTTATCGAAAGACAAATACAATTTGAAAATATTTCAGGTGTCAGGTTCAAAATAGACAATACAAACTCCGTAGTGTTAGCCATACTATCTCTACTAATATCAACACCATTTTCGTACAATGTGCATTTGGATGGTTTTATTGTACGGATAATTTCATATTCCTTCTCATCTATACTGAATTCAAGACTCGCCTCAGCGGTTTCATTGGTAACATTATTGCTGATGAATTCTTTTTTCAACTCCCTCGTAGTTTCACCAAATAATGCAAAATAAAAAGCATCAACAACACTACTTTTACCTGTACCGTTTTGTCGATCCATCAAATCTCTATTAATACCAGTAATGATATTAAGTCCTTTAACAAAATTGACAACAACTGGTGTTTTACCTATGCTAAGAAAGTTTTTAGCTTTCAGTGTTTTGAAAATTACCTTTTTCATGTTTGTTTATATAAATCTATTGTATATTTTGAAACATCTTCTTTGTTCTCTATGTCCAATAAGGATACGAAGTCAGTGATGGCTTTCTCCATATCAACGCCAGATAGATCATATTCATCATCAATTTTTTCCGACACTGGATTAAACGATACAGTGTTATCAAATGATAGACACAGAGGGATGAGTTTCTGTATGTTAGATGTACATTTATCCAAATCATCTATTTCAATGTTTCTATCGACAATAATTTTTACTATATTATCTTTCACAACATCTTTAAAATTATCATATTCTGATAATTTTATTTTTTTATGTTTTGGTGAAATTACGTTTTCATAAAAATCATATTCCAAGGTATCAAAATTAATAATATAGTAACCTTTACTAGATTCAGTGTCACCAAAGTCCATTTCGAAGGGGTTTCCAACATAATTTATTTTATAACCATTGTATTTTCTTTCATCTCTAAGATGAAAATGACCGCTAAAAATTAAAGGGGATTTCTTACCTAACATCTGAGCATTGAAACCATGTTCACATAGTTTGTAGCTATTCATTTTGAATGTTTCGATTTCAAAATGCCCCATAAGAACATCGCATTTCGGTATATCAGCATATGTTGTACCCCATGGACACATAAACACATTTTTATCACCCATTTCAAACATTTTAGGTTTATCGACTATCTCTATATTTTCATAACCCTTAAATATAGATAACGAATGAACGTCTGCTTTATCTTTGAAGAAACTGCAATGATTGCCTACAAGCATGATCAATTCAAAGTCTTTGAATTTTTCAGTTATATTAGATGCAATATGTAAGGTATTAACCGATATTTCGGATCTAGAATGAAAATAATCTCCTAAAAAAAGTATTTTCTTTATCTTCTTTTCTTTAAGTTCACTAATGAACCAATCAGACCAATCGTCAGCTATTTTATGCCAAATGCTACTGTTTTGATGCAAACCCAGATGGAGGTCTGAAAATATAGCGTAATTATTATCCACGCTATATTATACATCAATTAAACATAATTGTCAACCTTATCTATTGGAGCGGATCTGGTGTAAACTCTATGTGAACCACAGTTTCCTTCATCATTCATCATTATATCAAAATTTCTTTCTTTATATTCTTCAATGACTTCATTGTGTTTCTTTTCTTTTTTTATTCTACAGATAAAAGCATGGTATGCTATGGTTGTAAAATATCCAAATGGAGAAAATCCTTTATTTAATTTAAATTTTTTATGAAGAATAGCTTGGTACATTTTTAAAACAGCATCTCCAACCATATCCTCTTTATAAGAGTAGTTAATGAAATTAGGAGCATAAGATAACCCAGTTGCTATTTTTTGAATAGCGATACCTAAGAAGTCACTTATAACGTCATTATCATAATACTTTATCAATTCATCCTCGAATTCTCTAGCATTAACATAATGGGGTTTGTTTTCTGCTTTTTTTCTCTTTTTTTTAATTTTTAATTCTTCATCATTCATATAATTTTATAGTTTGGTGTGAAATTTTTTCTTGATCATAAAATTCTTGCCTTTTTTTCTGATGCTGTATCCCATAGTATAATTGATCAGCAATATCTATAATATAAAGAGTATTTTTACTAGAGTGCAATCTCAGTCCTCTACCTATACTTTGTAAAACCTTAATCTTAGATTTACCTCCTCCTCCGAAAATAATATAATGTAAATTTTTGATATTTATTCCAGTTGAAAATATTTTAGAGATAGCAACACATATGATATTTTCTTTATATTCCATTATTTTACGTATTCTCTCTCTATCCGCAATTTCAACGTCACCTTTTATGTAAAAAACTTCTTTGTTTTTTAAATCATTTTTCAATTGATTGAATATGGCTTCACCATGATCAATATAATCAACCAATATTAAAACATTATTCTTAGAGTTTCTAGATATTTTAGAAATGACATCATTTCTAAAATGGTTGTTTCTTAAGAAATCTATTTCGTTTCTGTAATTATCTGTAGCTAAAACCGAAGTGAAGTCTCTTGTTGGTTTATTTTTATAATTTATCTCAATAAATTGAGCAATAGCTGGAACAACGTGCTTTCCTTCCCTAAGCTCAAAACTTCTTTTTTGAAAGATAATCGGGCCAACTTTTCCTACAATTGTCCACTGATCAATTTTATCTTCTGGCATAGTTCCAGTAAAGCCGAATTTATGATTAGTTGAACACGAATCTATTATTTTAGTTATCTCGTTTGATTTCTTAATATGATGACACTCATCTACCAATACAACATCGACATCTTTCATCCACTCCAAATTACTGTTTTTAGACTGCAATATGGACGTGTTGCAGACTATGACATTTGTTAAAATGTTCAATGTATCATCACCAGTCCATTTTGAACAAGTAAAAGGTACACCGTATTCCATGAAATCATTATGAGTTTGCTCAACGAGACTTCTATTTGGAACAATCAAACATGCTTTGAAATTTTTATTTAAAGAATGTATTTTAGATAATAATGACGCCATCACCAGTGTTTTACCCCCAGCGGTGGCTAGAACCACTGTACCTCTACCATGATTTAAACACTTATCTACAATTTCTTTTTGATAATCTCGTAGTTTTAATTTGAGAGGATATTCATTTAAGTTGAATGATGGATTCAAGTGCCAATCATAATGGGCAGGATTATTTTCCCTCAATAGATCTGAACTTATGTTTATTTTAACGGAAGAATATTCGGTATTTTTTTCCAAATACTTTACAATTTCAGACAATAAACAACAATCAAATCTCCCAGTGCTGGTTATAACATATTTCCTAGAAGGCATGAATTTATTTCTAGAAAACTTAGCAACTTCATTCTTAACAGAGAAGAATTCCTTAACCTCATCAAAATACTCCCCAGAGTATATGCCCTTTTTCTTCTTACTGTCAAAATCTAATGTGATCATGTCGTTTCTAACTGCACTATTTTTATAATATTACCCACATCGAAACTCATCGATGACATTATTTTTTCTATACGCTCAAAGAAGTCTATTAAATTTTTACTTTCTTCTATTTTTTCATCTAATTCAATTACAGATGGATCCTTTTCAGCTAAATTCTTAAGAACAGCCGTTGATAAACTTGCAACCGCTTCATGTTTAATAATGTCTATTAATGAATTAATCTTATCCTTCTTATCTTTTTCTAGTTTATTTAAAAGATTTTTTTCCAATATCAATCTAGCTACCCACTTAGCTTTTTTCGCTGGCAAAATCAAGGCGGACTCCTTGAGGTTAATTTCATCAATAGCGCAATCCTTTCCTAGTTCTTCCATGTATTTACTTAAAGACATTATTTTATAAATAATATAATAACATAATATTTATAAAAGTCAAATGATAACATTTAAAGAGTATATTAGATTAATTGAAGAAAATGATAGAATTGAATATGATTTTATAACTAAAATATTAACCATAAAATCCAAAGAAATAGAAGTAGAAGTGGCCGACGATAGTAAAAAAAGATCTAGGGGGCTAATGGGTAGAGAGCAACTCAAAAACAATAAAGGGATGCTTTTCATTTTACCAAGAATAGAAAGAGCGTCCTT